CTTTCTTGTACTTGACTTCTTTGACTTTGCGAATACGTGCAGAGTCAATGTGACGGATCTCTTGAATACCCGCCTTGATGTTTGATTCGTTTACGAGTAGGTGATGAACACATCGTCCATCAACGTACCATGAACGGAAAATATCGTGACCAATGTCGTTAAACTTCAACATGGAAACGATCTGATTAAATTCTTGTCGTATTACATCCTTAATCTTATCGGGAGCTTCAATGTCATCTACAGAGAGTTCGACCGATGATTCTGTTTCGGATGCAACAACCGATTCGTTGACAATCTCTTCGATCGCCATATCTACTTCGGGATGTTGTGCAACCCCACGATAACGCATGATCAACTGCGAGTTATCTTTCGCCTGATCATCTCCTAGATTAATATACTGACCATAGTACCCTGCGCCACTGGTTGTATAACCAGCACCGTCTGGATCTGTGGGTATTACTGGAGATGCAAGTTTCTGTGTGCCCGTTTCAGATTTACCAGCACGCTTGATTTCAAATCCAAATAACTTTAGTACGCTACCGTTTTCTTCCGCCATCTACCTTTCCTAAAATAAAAAAAACTGGGGAGACCGAAGTCTCCCCTGTATTTAGAGGACATTAACTTGTTGTATTGCTTTCCCAATATTGGTATGCGAAAGTAACGTCGAATGTCTCAATTTCACCACGCTGATCATAACTCAGTGCGATTGGGCCTACTGTCTCAGGGAAAGCACCACGAATGTCGACTCGCTTGATGATTGACTCATCACGATCCAACTGTTCTACGATAAGATCAGTCTGATAATCAACGGGGTTAACTAAACCAGTATTGGTTGAGTGTCCGTTGATACCATTTGACCATCGCTCCATTGCGTCACGGATTGCAAAATCTGTGTCGTTCAGGATGGTTACTGTCCAAGGTTCAAATGTACGCTCTGAAGCCATCTTGAGTTCACGACCACGGAAGTTCACGATGAATGAACCTACCTGTGATTGTGGCAACTGTGCAGTCTTACACAAGAATGATGTCAGTTCTGCGTCACCGCCCGCGTAGCCAGGGAAGTTAATTGTGCATCGAAATAGATTCGCACGAGCGCCCCCACCACGGAGTTTTGACTTAAAGTCATCTACGCCTAGAATTGCCATTTATCTTCTCCTTATACTGCGCCGACTACTTCTTCGAAGTCTACACCAGTTCGTACCGCAACAAAGTTCAATGTTACGTAGTTGATCGAACGTGCAGGCTTCACAAAGATAGACGCGACGAATGAGTTTGTGTCGATGATCTGACCAGTGTTGTTTGTTTCGTCACAAACTACACGGAAGTCCGAAATACCTCGACGCCCTTGGATCTCTCTGAGGAAAGGTTCTACGATGTTCACAAACTCTGCACGGGAGAATTCGTCGTTGAATTCAAACAGTACGTTTTGTGCGGCACCTTTGATAGCTCTTTCGATGACCAAGAACAAACGACGAACGTTAATTCGATCGAATGCTGAAGATCGACCTAAGAAAGTCTTATCTCCGTAGAGAACGATACCTTGGCCTGGCAAGTTCGCAATTGGGTTAACCCCTGCTTTATATAGTGTATCACGTTGTGACTTGCTTGGGTTGTACGCAAGTGAAGTTACACCACGGTAGAGACCGCGTCGTGTACCCGCAGGCGAGAACCAAGGAGCCGCGACATCGTCAGTTGATGCCATGATACCAGCAGTTGATGAAGCAGCAGGAATAAACTGATACTTATCATTGTACTTGTCATAGACCTTGAGATAGTTATTATCAACAATCAAGTAAGAAGACTTGGTGAAGTCAACATTGTCTGTGATGTTAGTTGTGATGGTAGTGTTGTTGTTTACACCAACAACCGCTGCACGGTGTGGTGAAGCAACGACGACACAATCCTTACGCGCTTCCGCAGTAGTAACAAGATCGTTGATAACCGTCTTGTGACTAGTTGCGTTAGCCATGCCAGGCGCGATTAAGAAATCGACCTGAATTGTGTTTTCGTCTTCGAACTCATTGAAGCCCGTTGCGTACTGAGTAGTAGTAAGGCTTGCAGAGTTCTCACCATCTGTGAATGAACTTGTAAATGCCGCACCAGCAGAGTCTCCAGATGCCGCACGGTTCAAGAAATTGAAACCAGTTGCCGCACCAGCAGTACCAAACTGTGGTGGGTGACTTACACCCCAGACATATGAAGAACGGTCGTTCAATACATCGAGAAGATAGTTTGCTGTTCCATCTGTTGTTTTTGCATCTGTCGCAAGTGAGACATTTGCAAATGTTTCCAGAACAGTGTTGGGTGTTCCTGAGAACACACCATCTTCGTCAATGATTGCGACGTGGACTTCATCGTTTGCGTCCGCAGCTGAATCAGCTCGTGCAGAGACATATGATGATGTTCCTGGCTCTGCATCAAAT